TGTTTCAATTGCAAAGGGAATGGATATCTAAGGCTAAGCTGGGAAGGAGAACGAAGCATTGAACAATGCAAAGTATGTAACTCGCAGGGCGAAGTTAAGAATGATGAGCACTTTCACCAGTATTGGGACGACGGCGCAGGCTCACCTACCTACTACTACGGTCCGCCGCTTGACGTCGAAGGAGATGAAGGCTTTAAAAACTACGAAATTTATCCAACCCTCACCAGTATTGACAGTTGGTAAGGGAGAAGAACCACCTTTTTAGTTGCGAAAGTAACGAATTTATACTATCTTTTGGGGCGAGAAATATTTTTTTCATTTTTCACTCCCGAGAAGGAGGCTCATTACCACCTATGGCGTGATATGGGCCTCCACTAAATGAAAGGATGGTATGAAACACGAAGAAATATTAAAACAAAGAGACCTGTTAGACACGTTGCTCGCCTCACGGCTCGGGCAATACGATCGCATTAAGAACATGCAAATCATGGACTCCATTTATTTTAAAAAGAAATTGCCCAAGAATGTGGTACTTTTTCCGTTGCAAAGGATAAAACGCTATGTACACAACACTGCCAACAAGCCCAATAAGAACAGTAAAAAAGTGTAACAAATGCCCGAACTTCCATGTGGAGTTCTTTAATACTAAATTCAACAGAACCTATACGCCTGAAGAATGGGAGCAGATTGTTACAGAAGGTAGAGAAGCATTGGACAAAGCTTTACGATTAGTACGTGAAGACCCTAAGTTTTTTAGTTAAATCACTATCTCTATAGATGTTTTCTACCAAGTAGTTATACATTTTATTTTATTAGACTACCAAGTAACAAGGTAACAAGGTAACATATAGCAGAATACTTACCTTTTTTGTTACTTACAAGGTATTTTATAGGTAACAAGAAGTAACAAATATACAAAGAAAACTCGATTTTGCTAGGTTTTACAATAAAAATATATTATCTTAGAAAAAACATCTATTGAAATGAGTGAATTAGAAGAAGTAAAACTACCAGATGCATTATCAGATGCATTGTTTGATAGAAACATTACACAGAAACAGCGTAAGTTTATTCTGTTATACGTCCATTCCGAAGGTTTAAAAACTGGCACACAATGTGCAATAGAAGCTGGGTATGCAGCTGGCTCAGCAAAAGTCAGAGCTTCAGAGTTACAAAACCCAGATAGATATCCATTGGTTGCAAAAGCAATTGATGCAGAGAGGCGTGCATCAGTAGAGAGATACAAATGCAGTCAGGAACGATCTTTATCTACATTAGCGAGAATCAGGGACGCAGCGTCAGCTGCTGGTAATTATAATGCTGCCGTAGCTGCAGAGACCAGGCGTGGTCAGATAGCTGGTTTGTATGTGGACAAGAAAGAGATTCTTACAGGCACAATAGATTCGATGTCTAGAGATGAGGTAGAGAAAAAGTTACAGGAACTAAAAGAACAATACAGTATTGAAACTACGTTTGAAGAAGTAAAAGAATTAGAAAATAAATCTTGACTATCTAATTAGTTGGGAGTATATAGGTTTTAGTAGCTCTCCCAACATAAGAAACAGAACGGAGGGAATAGACGGTAGGGTGCCCCTCGCTACTAGAAAAAGGAGAAAGTATGCACATAGATAAATACGTAGTGAATAACATTGGTACAAAGTGGACTAAAGGTAAAGAAAAAAAGAACCAAGTGCTTGATACTATTGATGGCAATGATGGTATTCAATTAAAAAAGTTAGTGCCTTTGTTAGAGCAGTGGTTTGAGACTGTTACTGGTGGGTGGCAAGATAAAAAAATTGAGTTATTAATTAATGTTAAGGAGGAGGATAGATGAATAATTATAGAGAGGGTCCGATGACCCCTTTACAAATGTTAAAAACAGTTGCTGGTATTTGTAAGACAAATGCCAATATCGATTGGGATAACACTGGTCAAACACCAGAAGACGAGTTTAAATTTGTAGCTAATATGATTGAGGCTTATATCACAGAACAAGATAAAGGTAGTGAAGGAGCTAATCAAGATGGGTAAAAATTATGATTACACGCATATTTTTGATGGCGTATACGCACCCGTTACGGAGTATAATCCACTTCCTATGACAGAGCAATTGTTTTGGAATCGTATTGGGTGGTTGGAGCAAGCTATGATTAGAGCAGATAACTTTGAGTTTCGTTTGTTATGGTTCAACAAGTTGCAAGAACTTATGAAGTTACAGCCATGAATGATGATCAAGGGTGGCTATCAATAATACTTGGACTAATTATACTTGGTGGCTTGAAATATATTTTCTTTGTCGGGATTGTTATTACAGCTTTACTTTACGCATTATGATTCCATAGCTCAGATGGTAGAGCAATTCACTTTTAATGAATGGGTCGCAGGTTCGATCCCTGCTGGAATCACCAAATGAAACCAGAGTCAAAATTATGGCAAATGGTTAAGAAGAATATACCAGATGTGCATTGGACGAGGTTAGAATCTTGGGCTATGCCAGGTGTACCAGATGTTTACGGCATCCAGGAAGGTGTAAGTGTTTTTGTGGAGTTGAAAGTAACTCGGAGTAATAAAATTAATTTATCACCCTTTCAACAAAACTGGCTTTTCAACCATTATTTGAATGGTGGACGAAGTTTTATTATGCTTCAGCACCTCGACCAGAGGTTACTGCGTGTTTTTCCGAGTTCCATTCTCCATTCTCCATTGCGCATCACCAGCGAACCGCAGTTAAAAGTTAGTTACACAGGTTCCGCAGCGGGGGACGCCTGGACTCGTGTGGAACAGTTCCTTCTCCATTCTCCATTGCTAAGAAACGCCGAAGATCCGTCACTATAGTGGTGGGATGACAGTCTTCCCTGGCTGCAGCTTCATCTCCATCTGCATCGTAGACCAATGGCTTTTGGTTGGAAATGTAGTAACAGGAGTCACAAGCACACCGTGCCAGGAAGATGCCGTGGAAACAAAATGTTCATTACCTCTTGACTATCTAATAAGATGGGATTATATAAGTATCAGGGTCGGCACCGAATCCGTTTGGAAGTTCCTAGGACACCGACCCACAGGACTGGAGCGAGTGACCCGATAGGCGAGAGGCGCATACAGTCCTAAGAAAGGTAGAACGATGACTGAAGCATTGAAGAAGGATTACGAGAAGACATGCCAGGAGCGCATAGATGAACAGTGGCTGCTGAGGCAGAAAGATTTAAGAAACAATGAGTTTGAGCCCCTGGGCTTTGATTACGTAGAACCGCATACATTCACCGACCAGTTAGAAGGTTTTTGGCGTTGGCAGTTTTCCTGGGGCGGGCCCAGCGACGAGCTGCGTGGATACGTTAACGAGCATGGCGAGCTGCATAGGTTAGAGTATTGGTTCTTGGACTGGATGGACGGTGCTAAGCTGGAGCTGCAGCCAGGGCCTGAGTGGGACCAGATGCAGGAAATGGTGCATTGCGCATTATGAACTGGTTAATTGTTTCAGGTTTGTTATTATTAGTAGCAGCGTCCCCGCTGGGGATGCTTCTGTTGAAGGCACTGTCGTTGCTTGTGTGAGATCCGCATTGCATCGCTGACGAGTAAGGTTTCTGGGTTTGTTAGTTAGTATAGTCAGGAGTCCCAGCAGAGTTGTTTGCCAAAATAAAATAAAAAAAGATTTGACAAGTAAAATGAAATGGGATATAAAGGGATAATTAACAGAAAGACGAAAGGAAACTAAAATGTCAAAATCAGTTAATATATTAGAAGTGCTAGAGAAAGCACACCAATCAGTTGCTAGTGTTAGCAAGAAGAATAAACAGGCAATCATAGATGCCTATGGTCGTGCCTTAACTATGAAGAAAGTATTAGACGACTTCATAAAAGTAAATCGTAATTTAATCATTGACATGGGTATTGGCGAGAACGCTAACCTATTGCATGGAAAGGATTACTCACTTCATGTATCGCAAAAGTTATCCGTTAAGGTTGACACGAGTTTGGTTAAAGAAAAACTTGGCGAGTTGGAATACCATAAATGTAAAGTGCCAACGCAATATAAACAAATACAAGCACTGCCTAAAGAAGAGGCAACAATTAAAAGAAACAAAAAGTCTACAATTGAAGAAGTTGCAGACTTCAGAATTACTGCATAGTACCGATAAATTGCCTATGTAGTTTTGGGCGACTTAGGTCGCCCATTATCTCCACTCCATTGACGCACATAATATTAATAGAGTATATATAAGGATAGTTGTTAGC